GTGTCTGTCGCGTACGATGCCCGAAAGGCACAACGCACGTCCAAGTGACCAACTTGGATTAAACAGATACATTTGGGATAACACTAGCTCACAAAGAGAGTGTGCCCCAACATTGAACTAGTTGGAAGCATGCATGGGATGAGAGAAACCACTTGAGGTATCTCCTTCCAGGCGTCAAATTCTTCGGTTCCTTCTGGGAGGGAGAGACTATTTTTAGAATGATCTCTATAAGCCTTCGCCCAGACACGTTCATTTTGTCTCAGTACATATTGCCCCATAGGCTTGGGGTCCGATTCGAACAATTCGGCCAGTGTGCCTCGGAACATCTGTTCCACACACTTTGCACCGTAGAGTCGATCGAAAGACGTACTGAACATTTCTGCCTCAGCGCTATCGCGCTCTACCACTATTAACTTTTCTGGTAGTTGAGACAGAACCTGCTTGTGGATTTTCCAGTTAGCAGCTGCGACATACGCCCTCGGATCGCCGAACTTACCGTTCGCGACCAACCGAGCAAGACGATTGTCCATCCAGCGCTTAGGCCAGAATTTCCCATCGGTCGGTGGGGGTAACCCCAAACCGCCAAAACAAGTAGGAATGAACCACGGAACACGAATTGGTTCACCGTTGAGTGAATTACGGAATCTATTGAGAAATCTCCTGTAAACCTCCTCCCAGAGGAACTCAGGAGTTAACTTCTTAAGTTGCCAGGCCTTAGATCCAATGGTATCATACCCGCCAAACAAAGCCGCTTTATCACATTTGATTTTGCCGCCACCTGTTGACCGGGTCATTCCATTCATCAAGCCCAAATTGACATACTGAAGTAATTTCCAAACATTCGTCCGTAAGACACCCTGTTCTTGTCCAGAGATCTTCTGCACATCGTAGAACTGATAAGGTTCTGTGAGGTAGAACGTTGTGGAGTTCACATTGAGGAACTCCTTGGAGTAGTAGCACTTGCCGACTGATTCTTTCATGCCGGACATAGAAGCTATTCTTCTCCAAGCCTCTCTCCCTTTCATCGTGATAGGGAAGACGCAATCGTCGCCGTTAATTAACAAGCGACACTCGTTCAACCACAACCGCCGACCATCGGATACCTCCATGGCCCAGCGACAGATTGCAGCATTTACAATACATAGAACAGGAAACGACATAATACTCCCCATAAGCTGACCTCTGACTTGAGCGAAAAACGCTCCAAAGTCAGGGTGGCTAGGGTCGGTAGCTTCTGGATTCTGACAGATGTGACCGGTCAGCGCTCTCTTCATGAGCACTACCAAAAACGCATATCTAGAATCAAGAGCGATAAGATCTTCGAAACAATTTTCTAACTCTGCTACAACTGCTTCAGAGCAGTAACTGAACATCTCATTCGTCGCATTGGCATAATCTCCTGACAACCACGCCTCTTCGCCAACTAGTAAAGAACCTAGCTGGTTAAGGAGGACGGTCGTGTCAACCGGAGTGCCAATGAGCTGAAAAACGGGATGCTTGTGCAGGTGGCCCCAAAGCCATTTCTGTACAGGTTTCAGTAGGAAGCCAGTTAAGGGTGGACCCTTTGTGATGGGTCGAGCCTTAAGAGCTTCTGACAGAGCTAAAATTTCTACGATCGGATCCTCGCTGTGG